GAGAAATTATAAATTCTGGAGAAAGAACATACGTCGAGTGGATGAAACGACAGCAGAGTTTGACCTACTTGTTCAAAGAACAATCGGAAGAATTACTCTCGGAAACAAAATTAGAAGATGCTTTCAACTGCTCGAAAGGTCATCCACAAGTTCTAAAAAAATTTCTGGGCGGGAAGATTTCACCTGAGGTTCTGGTAATTTATGATATAATATTCCAGTTCGGGAATGTGTTTGATAAGAAACTTTTGGACCCAGTGTGGGAAACCGTAAGTTTAAAAATCAAGAAGTACAAACCATTTCTAAATATTGATAAGTTTCAGTACAAAAAACTTTTACGGGAAATTGTAAATGAGTAAATTCTTTGATTCCGAATTAATTCAGGAAGAACTTGAAGAAATAAATGAACTTCAAAAGTTCATCTATGGAAGCATTCTGTCCTTTGGTTCGATGACCCGTGAAGATAAACTGGAACATATTGAAAAAATGACTTTGTTGCTGGAAAAGCAACGCATTATGTACACAAGACTTTCTCTTTCTGATGACCCACAAGCGGTTGAGATGAAAGAGAATCTCCGCAAATCTGTGGCAATTATGGGATTTCCTCCTGACACAGATATGAATTTACTTTTCAATAGCATGACTAAAACAATTGAGTCTCTCAAGCAATTTCTTGACAAGTGAGACCATCCTTGCTATACTATCCAAGTAATCCAACAAATCCAAATTTACCCAACGAATCCAAATGTCTTTTTCTGATCTTAAGAAACAATCCAAACTTGGTTCCCTGACCGCAAAACTGGTCAAGGAAGTTGAAAAAATGAATAATAACACATCATCTGGCGATGATCGTGTATGGAAACTAGAATGTGATAAGGGCGGCAACGGTTATGCTGTCATTCGTTTCCTCCCTGCTCCTAACGGTGAAGATCTACCGTTTGTGAAACTGTACTCTCATGCCTTCCAAGGTTCTGGTGGTTGGTATATTGAAAATTCTCTTACCACTCTCAATCAGAAAGACCCTGTATCAGAACTGAACTCTGAACTGTGGAACAACGGTACTGATGCTGGTAAAGAAGTGGCACGTAAGCAGAAACGCAAACTGACTTATGTGAGCAACATCTATGTGGTCAAAGACCCTGCAAATCCTGCTAACGAAGGTAAAGTCTTTCTGTATAAGTTCGGCAAGAAAATCTTTGATAAACTGACTGCTGCTATGCAACCAGAGTTTGAGGATGAGACTCCTATCGATCCGTTTGACTTCTGGCAAGGTGCTAACTTCAAACTGAAGGCAAAGAATGTTGCTGGATATCGTAACTATGATTCTTCAGAGTTTGCAGCACAAGGTGCTTTGCTGACCGATGATGATGAGATGGAAGCAGTCTGGAAGAAGCAGTATTCTCTTGCTGAACTCGTTGCTGCTGACCAGTTCAAGTCTTATGATGAACTGAAGAAGCGCCTTGATTATGTTCTCGGCAACAAGACTGCTCGTCGTCAAGATCCTGAGGTTGCTGATGAGGAAGAGACTTCTCGCGGTCCAGTTCGTGACCTTGATGAAGATCTTCGCACCGAACTGAGTAATCTGAGTTCTTCCAAGTCTTCTTCTTATGATGAAGATGAAGATGATACTCTGTCCTACTTCGCAAAGTTGGCAGAATGATACTTTAGGGATTTGATGCCCTAGTATTTTCTGTTCGAATTAAATTAGGATTCACATACTGCGATGACTTGTCATAAGTCATCGCTTTTCTCATATCTGATATAAATTGCTGCAAGTATATTTTTTTCAGAATATAGATCCCACGCTTTTTATTATTTTTTTCAACTTCATATTCATAATTACTAATACCAGACACAACCTGACTTTGAGTCAAATTTTGAGTTGGTATACTTGGATTTGGAATTGTAAAAGTTGAATCAACAACTTTACCTGCTGGAAGAATCAAACGACCTTTAGAGTCTTTAATTTGTTGAGTTTCATAATGATGAATGTCATTTAAAGATTCTCCATAAATGGATTCTGCATAATTGTAAACATCTCTATCAGAAAGTGGCCACTGGTCTCTGACTCTTGTAATTCCAGAACTAATTAATACTACCCAATCATATTGACTGCTTCCATAAAGTTCTTCTGCTACAGTATCTGGTCTAGAACCATCAGGAATTTGATATTTGTCAAAGAGAGTGACAACATTCTGTAAATCATCACGAAGTTTAGCACGACGGAATATATTCTTTACAACAACATATTCATCAGATGCTTGTCTGCTTGATAAAAATGATTGATATTCTAAATTTGGTAGTTCTCTGAAATAAGTCATTAGTATCCAACTCCGGTTTTGCCTTGACCACTTTCGTAATCTTCTGCGTAAATAGGTGTTAATTCTTGGAAAGATAAAGTTAATTGCATATGAACTGGTGTTGCATCAGAGTATGTTGCATAAGTTCCAGATGCAGTATAATTTACACTCATACTTGTAAGAGCACAAATCTTAAATTTATTCAAGAATGGATGTTGCTTATTTCCACTCATATATTGTAAGCGAAAAACTTCTGGTGACTTGAGAAAGAGACCTGCTGCATCTCCAGAATTTAAACCTTTTTTAGCAGCAGAATAATATTTAAAATTTCGAATAATTTGTTTGATTTCTTCTGATTCTGAGTCATCTCTGGGGACCATATCAAATTGAAATGTAACTGGAGATCTTAATTGAATTCCAGTAAATAAAAGTTCAATATTTTGATTGAAAGTAACTCCCTGCGATCTTGAGATAATTGACCCAGCATCTTGCTTTCCTAATGCTGCCTGAACAGCAGCAGCAGCAAATCCTGCTTGAATTGCTCCTTGCCCAACTCCAGTTTGCGCTGCGTTTGCAACTTTACCTACAAAATTAATTCCTTTTTTGAATGCATCTGCAAATCCACCTTTAATTGCACCAGTTGCTATATCATATACTGCACCTTCTAATGGATTTAGAGTTCCAGTTCCCCATTCAGAAGAATTTTGGTCACTAATTCCTTCTGGAATTGGCAATATCACACTTCCTAGAATATCCTGATTTCCTTGACCTGCATATATCTGCCCATATGTTTGGTCTGATGAATTCAAAGCAAAAGAATTCCCCTGAGTTCCAAGTCCCGGAGGTTTATATCGAATAAAATCAATCTTTAAATAATCATCACTTTCACGAAGTTTTGCTTTTGGATATCTATATGAGAAAGCCATTTATATTTTTCTAACTATTTATCCGTATTCTTCCATATGGAATCTTTCTTAAATCGCCAACTTCATTTCTATCTACTATATGTAGAGGTCCAATAACTTCTTCCATCGTATATTGCCTCTGCTCTCCCCAGTGGAAGTTAATTCCACTAAATCCCCAAGAATAAACATTTGTGACTGCAACTAATGGATTTGCATCATATCTAATTCTAAGTGTTTTTGGTCTATAGACAAATGTATAAAATTTACCTGCTTCTGCCTTAGTGGCAGTTTGCTTTAAGACATCTAAAATTTCCAGCATCAAATCATCTGGATCTTCAGTTCCAATAAGTTTTTTAACCAGACCTTTGACGCGATTCATATTCCTAATTCGGTTTCTGTAATTACTTTGAACTCATAACCTCTATCAATACACCATTCTTTTGCTGCTTCCCACTTTGCTTGATTCTTTGCATATTCATATACTTCACTAATATATCTCTTAGTTTGTCTTTGTGGTTTTTGTGGTGGAGCAGTTTGTTTTTTGGGTTTAATCTCAATCATATACTTCTTAATTGTCCCATTAGATTCTTTGACTTTTATAAGAAAATCTGGAAAATATCTATGCACTTTACCATCCACAGGAGACCTATATCCAATACACATTTCCTCACTTTGCCACTCTAAAATTCTTTCATTTGTATCACAATAAACACAAAATTTGCGTTCCCAAAGAGAACGGTAGATTATATTCGTGGGATCTCCTTTATATTTTTCTGGGTGAGAAGGTTTATATTTTCCCTTATATGACATCTAAATAACTACAATAACAGAATCATAATAGGTATTTAGAGTGCCTACTCAGCCAAGAAGAATATCAGACATTAAACCATTAATAACTAATCTTGCTCAAACTTCTCACTATCAGGTGCAGTTTGGAAGTCTTCCTCCTGAATTAAGTTCATATCTTTTAGGAAAAGGAGTTGATTCTAGATTTATTGCAGAAGATGCTGGTCTTTTATGCTACTCTGCAATTCTTCCCACAACAAGTCTTGCAACTGCAAATGTTAGTGGAAATTTTACGGGAATCACAGAAAGATTTGCTCATACAAGACAGTATGATTCAATATCTCTTGATTTTTATGTTGATAAAAATTACACGGCTTTGAAATTTTTAGAATGCTGGATGGAATTTATTGCAAGTGGATCTACAAATCCAGTTGGGTTGGCTAATGAAAATGCACCAATAAGTGTAAATGCTAATAATTATTTTATTCGAATGCAATATCCTGCATTCTACAAAGCAAATGCGGTAAAGATTGTTAAATTTGATAGGGATTATAAGAAAGAAATTGAATATAATTTTAGAGGATTATTTCCTTCTGCCATCAGCTCTATACAAGTTAGTTATGTTTCTTCTGATACTCTAAAAATGTCTGCTACATTCCAGTATGACCGTTATATTGCTGGTAAAGCGACAAGTTTAAGTCAATTGATTGGGAATAATAATAATCTAAATCCTAATAACCCAAAAGTATCACAATCTAATATAAATTCTGTACAATCTTTGGATGATATTAGTAAAAAAATAGTAGATTCTCAGAAGCAAGTCTCTAATACTGATTATTCTAAAGTTTTTACTCCATCTTCTCCAAGCAATCAATCAAATCAGACTACTTCGGGTGATTGGTGGAGAGCACTTTGATATTGAGTAATAAATAATTATAACTAAATTTTATAGGTTATTATGCCTTTACCAAAGATTGCCACACCAACATATGAGTTGGAAATTCCTTCAATTAAAAAGTCAATTAAATATCGTCCCTTTCTTGTAAAAGAAGAAAAGATTCTTATTATTGCGATGGAGAGTGAAGATCCAAAGCAAATTACTGAAGCAGTAAAAACAGTAATTGGGAATTGTGTTCTTACAAGAGGAATTAAGATTGAGCAACTTTCAACGTTTGATATTGAATATTTGTTCTTAAATATTCGTGGAAAGTCAGTTGGTGAGCAGGTTGATGTTCTTATTACTTGCCCTGATGATGGAGAAACTCAAGTTCCTGTAAGTATTAATCTTGATGATATTAAAGTTCAAGTTGGAGAAACTCATAGTAGAGATATTAAACTTGATGATACTCTAACATTAAGAATGAAGTATCCTTCTATGCAGGAGTTCATTAAAAATAATTTCAATAATGAAAGTGAGATTAGTGTTGATGATACTTTTGATATGATTTCTTCTTGTGTCGAACAAATCTATAGTGAAGAAGAATCTTGGTCTACATCTGATGTGACCAAAAAAGAAATCCTAGAATTTCTTGGAGATTTGAGTTCGAAGCAGTTTAAGGATATTGAGAAGTTTTTTGAAACGATGCCTAAACTTTCTCATACAATTAAAATCAAAAATCCAAATACTGATGTGGAAAGTGAAGTAGTTCTTGAGGGTTTAACATCTTTTTTCGCGTAGGAATGGCGCATGAAGATCTTGCGTCATACTACAAAACTAATTTTGCCTTGATTCAGCATCATAAATATTCTTTAACAGAGCTGGAAAATATGATTCCTTGGGAAAGGGAAATTTATATTGGTCTTCTCCAGCAATACATCGAAGAAGAAAATCTGAAGAACCAATCAAATGGCTAGTATTGGATCACCAATCAAAGGACCTCTTATAAACATTAATGCAACAACGGTTTCCCGTTCGGTCATTTCTGGCGGCGGTGGAGGGGGACTTGTAAAAAGGGATGAAAGTGCTCTTGTTGCTAAGCAAACGGCTATTGTTGCTCAACAAACAAGTCAAATTGTATCTCTTCGGGATCAAATACAAACTGTTCGTGTAGAAGTTCTTAATATTAATAATGGTCTGAATGGTATTGGCGCACAATTGGCAGCAGATAGTGCCTTAGAAAAGCAGCAGATTTTAGTAGATAAAGAGAATGACCGAAAGTTAAATGAAAGAAAAGTTAGAATTGGTAAAGAAAATCAATTAGAAGCAAAAATTACGAGTGCTCTTTTAAAACCAATAGCATCTATTCAACAAAAAGTTGGTGGTGTATTCTCAAGAATAATGAGTGCTATTCAAATTTTATTTCTTGGATGGTTGACCAATCAAGGAATTGAAGCACTTAAAGCAAATGCAGCAGGAAATAAGACAAAATTACAACAAATTTTCCAAGCAATTGTTAATGGAGTTACTGCTGCAGGTCGTGGATTTTTATTTGTTAATAGAGTATTTGGAAATATTACTAGGTTAATTATTAACGTCACTAAAGGAATTGTTAGATTAACTGCTGGATTGATTGGTGGAATCTTTCGTGGTATTGCCGATCTTACCAAGATGGGAATTGAGGGAGTTAAAGGTCTTCTTGGAATTGGTAAAGTAGCAAGAACTGCAGAAGCAGGAGTAGATGCTGCAAGAGTAGGTGGAGGTTTATTAAAAGCAGGTGGAAAGGCGGGAGGAAGACTTGTCCCTCTTCTTGGTGCTGGATTAGATTTTACTTCTGCCTATCAAAATTTTAAAGAAGGTGATATTGGTGGAGGTGCTCTTGCTGCATCTGCCGGAGTATTAAATGTGGCATCTTTGGCACTTCCAGTTTTAGAAATTCCAGCTCTTGCAGTTACTGGTGCTTCAATAACTCATGATTTGACCAAACCTTCTACACCACCACCTACAACTAAATCAAAAGCAGGTGCTTATCCACAAACACAAGCTGTTCCACAAAAAAATACAAAATCATCCAAAAAACCACAAGCACCATCTCAACCACAAGCACCAATTGCACCAACTGTTAATAATTTCCAATTAGGAATGATCGGTCCTACGGCACAAAATGCTCAAGAACAAAGTGCCGCAACTACAACTTCACAAGAACAATCACCACAAACTTTACAATTCAATATTCCTCAGGCACAAGTTCAAACTCCACAAGTTACACCACCAAATGTTGGAGCACTTCCAGAAGCAAAACCAAACCTAATTATGGCACAATCTGCTGTTGCTGCAAATAATCAACCTCAAACTCCACCATCATCAAAACCATTAACTGATGTTCCTCTGATTAATTCATCAAATCCTGATAATTTCTATACATTATATTCTCAAGTCAATTATAATGTGGTAATGTGATATGGTAGTAGCATCTCCCCTCAACATAGGAAAGTCTACAAATCCACTAAGATCTGTTGGTGGGGCAATTTCTGGTGCAAATAGAACAATCAAAAATATCGGTGGGATTTTATTTCGTAGAACTAAATTTAAAAGAGAATCAATTGCAACTTCAAAAACCTTAACAAATAAAAGAATTGAAAATGAGAATAGGGCAGATAGAGAAAGTGAATTAGAAGCACCAAATCTTACAAAAACGCGAGCTGGAGCATTAAATTTAGCAAATAATTCTGGAGGTAGTTTTTTAGATAGAATTATTGGATTCCTAGGATATACTACTGCTGGATGGATTTTGAATAATCTTCCAACTTGGATTGGATTGGGTAAAGAATTTATTGCTAGAATACAAAAAGCAGGGCAAATTATTAGTTCTGTTGCTAATGATGCAATTAATATAGTCGGTGGATTTGGTAATGTATTGGGAGCAGTTGGGAAAAATATTTTATCATTTGATATACTTGATAGTTCAAAGCGTCTACAAAATGCAGTAGGAGATTTGAATGCATCATTTGAAGATATGGGTAAACAATTTAATGATGGATTCAAATTAGTTTCGACTCCATTAACTACCAAATCAGGAGAAGGAAGTTATAGTGGAGCAAATGTTCCATCTACAGGAACACCTTCCACTAATGAAGGTGCTTATCCAGAAACTCCGATGCCTTCTGGTGGCCAATTGTATGAGTCTAAAGGTGGTCAAAAAATAAAAAGATCAGAATTTGGAAGAGGATTTAAAGTAAAAGATAATCTTGGATCTGGAAAAAGTGCTTTTGGTCATACCGGACAAGATGTTCCTATGGAGACGGGAACACCATTATCACTAGTTGCTACAGGTGTAGTTGTTGAGGCATCAACTGGGTATAATGGCGGATATGGAAATTTTGTTGTTATAAAACTTGATGATGGTCGATATATCAAAATCAATCACCTATCTAAAATTTTAGTTAAACAGGGTGATAAAGTTGGAGCTGGGTCTGGTGCAAATGGTGGGGTTAGAGTTATAGGTTTGGTTGGATCATCTGGTCTTTCAACTGGACCTCACATGCACCTTGATGTTGGGACTGGATATAATAGGAGTTCTGCAGCTATTACTGGATTAATGAATCCAGCAGAATTTATATTAAATGGGGGAATTGTTAGAGGTGGAGATGTTAAATCAACTGGTAAAATAAGTCAAACATCATCCGGACCTAAACCTCCAGTTTCTCAACCACGAAATGCATTAATTGGAAAAGCAGCACCTTCTGGTGGAACATTATCAACTGATCAGTTAGTTTCTCTTGCAAAGCAAGCTGGATTTAATCAGAAAAATGCTGTGATAGCTGCAGCAGTTGCAAAAGCAGAGAGTGGAGGAGGATCTTCAAAAGTTAATGATAATCGAAGGACAGGTGATTTATCTTATGGATTGTGGCAAATTAATATGATTGATAAGTTAGGACCTGAACGATTAAAACAATTTGGAATTTCTTCATATGAACAATTAAAAGATCCATTAACCAATGCTAAAGCAGCATTTATTTTATCTGGCGGATCTAATTTTAGTCCATGGTCTGTTTATAAATCTGGTAAATATAAACAATTTCTACCAGAGGCACAAAAAGCAGCAGGCATCTCACCATCACAATATTCATCAGCACAAGTTGCAGTATCCTCTCCACAACCATCATCCAACACACCACAACAACTAACACCAGAAAGAACGGGGCAGGATATACTTGTCTTTGATACTGGTGCTGGTCAATCTCCACCCCCTGCAGCGCCTTCTGGTGGCGGTGGTGGAGGAGCACCTGCTGCTCCCGATAATTTTACTATGGTAAATAACTTTATTAAGAAACAACTTCTTTTAGATTTGGTGTATCTATAATGTCAATTAAAAGGTCTATATTTGAAGAATTATTATTAGAATCAAACGATCAGAGTAGAACGATTGATGTTTCTGGCGGAGCAATATCGATTGATTATTATGAAGATATTTTTTCTCCGATGATTACTGCAACAGTTAAAGTTGTGAATACTGGCAGTTCAATTGCTCCGGAAGATAATACGGATGGAGAGAAGCAATCCATTTATAATGGTCTTCCCCTAAGAGGTGGTGAAAGAATTTCGATGAAGATTTCTGGAAATTCTGCAACCAATAAAGGATTGGATTTTTCAAAGAACGAAAAAGATTATTTTTATGTTTCTAGTATTACTGATGTAATTTCGGAAACTCAACAAGAAAGTTTTACTCTCCATTTAGTATCAAGAGAAGCAATTACAAATCTAACAACAAGAGTTGCAAAGAAATATCCAACATCATTAACAATTGATGAATCAGTTCGTAAAATTTTGACTGACTATTTGAAGACAGACAAAATTGGAACTCTTGAGAAGTCTTCAAACAAATATGGATTTATTGGTAATTTAAGAAAACCATTCACAGTTTTAATTTGGTTGGCATCAAAGGCAGTTCCAGCAAGTTCTGGAAATGGAACTGCTGGATTTGTTTTCTATCAAACTCAGGAAGGATTTCAGTTTAGATCAATTGATGGATTAATTCAACAAAAACCAAAAGCAACTTATACTTATAGTCAGGCAACGGTTAATTATGATGAAAGTGGAAAAACTGAGAATGACTTTAAAATTCTAAATTATATCACAGAGAGAAATCAAAATCTGATTGAAAAACTTCAATTGGGAACTTATTCAAGTCATAGAATGTTCTTCAATCCATTAGATTTTTCATTCTCAAAATATGAAGAAGGTATTTTTAAACTTGGAGATTATGTAGGCAAGGCAAAAAATCTTGGAAGTCAATTAAAACTTCCAAAAATTTCAAGTACTTCAAATCAAACTTTAGGTGATACGCCAACCAGAATTCTTACCGCAATTCTTGATGTTGGTACGATGGAAAAGGATGCATCAACGGATATAAATTCTGATCCAAAATTATATCAATCTCAAGCATTAATGAGATATAATATTCTTTTTACTCAAAGTTTGAGTATTGTCGTTCCTTGCAATACAAATCTAAGAGCAGGTGATATTATTGAGTGTCAATTCCCAAGAATTTCTCAATCAGATGCCAAAGAATATGACAAGGAGCAAAGTGGACTATATATGATTAAGGAGTTATGTCATCATTTCGATTCTGAAAATTCTTATACATCGATGAAATTAGTAAGAGATACATTTGGAATTAACGTGGAGGAAAAACAGGGATAAATGATCGATCAATCATCACTTAAAACTAATTTTATTGGAAGAGATGGATTCCGCTGGTGGGTTGGACAAATTCCACCACTATCTTCTATGGGAAAGCAAGTAGAAGGTGGTGGTTGGGGAAACCGATTTAAAGTCAGAATTATTGGATATCATCCTTATAGTGCAGCAGAACTTCCTGATGAAGATTTACCCTGGGCACAGTGCTTAATTCCAACCACAGCAGGAAGTGGGGCAGCAAATTGTGCAACTGGTGTTCAATTACAACCTAGTGATATAGTTCTTGGATTCTTTTTGGATGGAGATAATGCACAAATTCCTGTAATTCTTGCCACATTTGGTAGAAGTAATTCAGTTCCATCAACAGATTATTTGGGGCCATTTGTTCCTTTTACAGGATACTCTGATAAGATTCAAAAGAATGGTGGATTGGCATCTAATGAATCTAGTGAAGTAAAGAAAACATCAAATCCATCTCCAAGAGATGTTTCTCCCGAACAAGCAAAACAGATTTCTCCTGATGAAAAATCAACAAGTGACTCTATTGGTTCAACTGTAATTCTTGCAAATACGATTAATAATACAAAAGTCGCAGGAATTAAAAATGAAGTTAGTAATTTACTTAAAAAAATCAAAAGATTTTTGAACAAAGCAAAAAATGTTGCTCAAAAAATTAAACAAGAAATTAAAAAATCTGTAGATAAGATTGTATCGATTGCAAATGATTTTGTTGGCAGCTCATTTAATTTTTTATATAAGCAATTAGAAAAATTATTGAAGAAAGGTTTAGATTTCTTATATAAACAAGTTTTTTCCACTATTTTAGCAGCAACAGCGAATCCTGCAGCAGCACATCTTGCTGGTGTTGCTGCTCAAACTGCTATGGTTAAACCTGTATCAATTTTAGAAAAAGCAGTTTCTTGTGTTGCTGGGGCAGTCATAAGTGGATTGAAAAGTGTAGTCTCTGGATTACTTAATTCTGTCGTTGACAATATATCGAGATTTGTAGGTTGTGCTGCAGAGCAGTTTACTGGATCATTACTAAACAGTATTATCGATAAAATTGAAAGTGCTATTTCCGGACCTATTGCGGGTGTTGAAAAACTCTTACAATTCTTTTCTGATTTTAGTGTTGGGGGAGTAATAAGAAGCGTAGTTGATGGAATTAAATCAGTTGGATCTGCTTTTGATTGTAATCAGGATAAGAGTAGTTTCCAAGGTTTGGTAAATGAATGGGTAGTTGGTTCAGGTCCAAAGTTTAGTGGTGCTGATCCTTTTCAAAATATTCTAAAAGCAATTAATATACAAAATAGCACAAAACCAATTACTGAATTTAATTTAGCACCAACAGATAGTATTGTTCTTAATAATCTATTGTCTACAGTAAAAATTGCTTCTAACGTTGGTATTAACGATACTACAATTAATCTACAATCTCTGGATAATATTTCTTCTGATGGACTACTAAGTTCTGATTATGAAATTATGAAGATTAATTCGGTAAATCAATCTACAAATCAAATTGTAGTTCAGAGGGCATATAGTGGAATTACAACTACCTATACTAGTGGATATGATTTGAATGTAATTGATAATAGAGTAGAACCACGAAATACTACAACTACTATAAAACAATCTCCTACAAATTTATTTAAAAACTCTTTAGGTAATTGCTTTACTGGTGTTCCAACAAATTGTAGTGCCCCAACAATTAATATTTTTGGTGGAGGAAGTTCTGGATCTGGAGCAACTGCAATTCCTTTACTGGGATCTATCGTTGGAGATACTGCAAGTATTATAGGAGTTAAAGTTACAAATGGTGGTTCTGGATATGATTACCCACCATTTGTAGAAATTGTTGATAATTGTGGTCAGGGATATGGTGCTGTTGCAAGAGCATTAATTAATGATGCTGGGCAAGTTGAATCAATCTATATTGTTTCTGAAGGTGAAAATTATCCTATAGAAAACTTTATAGATATAGAAAATATGGAACGTGTAGGAGGTATTTTTGAGTATTCAGTCTCTGATGTTGTTGTTGACTTTGGTGGATCTGGATATGAGAATGGAGATACGGTAGTTGACAATCTTGGAAATACCTATTCAACGCAAGTTGTAAATGGATCAATCTATCAGGTTATACCTCTAAATAATGTAGTTCAATCTGCTCCTGTTCTGACTGTTCAAACAAAAACTGGGTCTGGAGCAGTTCTTCGCCCATTACTTGCAAGTCCAAACTTTACCGGCGAAGTTCAACAAAGTATCGATTGCCCCACAAAATAAATGGCAGAAAGACCGAATCAAAATATCTACAAAAGACAATTAATTAGTTTCAATCCTAATTTTAGAATTGATACTGCCAATCCTCAAATGGGATTAAGTGGTAGTGATGTTTATAAGATGTATGGAGTTACTGATGATGGAAATCAGTCATCCATTTCATTAAGTAGCAGTGGAAAGGTTTCTTTTTTAAATGATAGAACGATTGAAATTGTTGCAGGAGAAAAAAACGAAGGAAAGAGTGTTGATATAGTTATTATTGGTAAAAATGGTGATGTTTGCATCACGGCAGAGCGAACTGGAATGGTTCGTATCAAAGCAAATACTATTATGCTTGATGCTGATGAAGATATTCACTTAAAAGCGGGAAGAAGTATTAATATGAATGCAGGATCTGGTAGAATTTTACAGCAAGCAAATAAAATTGATGTGAGTGCAACAACAGGAACTCTGATGCAAGCTATGGGGCAAAGTTTTGTTAGTAGTGTATTTTCTGGAAGTTTTGTTGGACCTGATGTTCTTCAAGCTTCGATTGGTGGAATCTTAAAGGCAGCAGTAGATACGGTACTCTAAAATGGCAGATATTACAGTAACAGGTAATGAGGCTTATTTTAACGAAGATGCCAAGTTCTTTAAGGATGTTTATATTTACGGGAACTTATATGGCGATTTCATAGGTAAAAGTAATGGTATTTTTGAAGGAGATATATCTGTTGCTGGAAATGCAACATTTAAAAGTGATGTTGATATCGTAGGAATACTTACTGTTCGTAAAAGATTGGAGGTTGGCGTTGGTGGAACTATATTAACAACATCAAGTGGAAGTATTGGTATAGGAACAACAAATCCACTACAAAATTTAAAATTACAGATAAATGATGTAGGAACTTCTGTAGTAGTGGTTACTGGAATAGGGTCTGTGGGAATTGGAAGTACAAATCCAGAACAAAAACTTGATGTTTCTGGAAGCGTAAAAATAACCAAAGACATATATGATTCTTTGAACAGTTCTGGAAATATTGGAGGATTTTTAACAAAGGATGTACAAGGAATTAAATGGACTGATTTTACACCATCATTCACCGAGGGTATTTTTGTTTATAATGAAGGATTATTAGTTGGCGTTAGTTCTTTTAGGGGTCTTAATCTCATAGCTGGTGGAATCGCTACTAGTGGAATTAGAAACTCTAAGGTAGGATTAAATGTTGGTATAGTAACTGATTCAATACAAGCATTTCCAAATCCCTCAAATCCCAGTATTGCAGATGTTTATACTTTTGATGTTTGGGAATTAAGTGGTAGTAATATCTACAGAAATTCTAGAGTAGGAATTAATAATGCAAATCCAAACTATGACCTTGACGTAACTGGAACAGCATATATAAGTCAAACTTTAGAGGTTGCTGGTTCTACATTACTTAATGATATATTAAATGTTGGCGGTGCTACATCTCTTAGTAATACATTATATGTTGGCGCCGCTGCTACGATTTTTGGTGCCACAGTTCTTCAAGATACTTTAGGTGTTACTGGTGCTACAATACTTATCAGTACTTTAGAGGTTAATGACCATACAACACTCAAAAATAGATTAAATGTTGGTGGTGCTACTACAATTGGTGGTCCTACAGTTCTCTTTAATACATTAAATGTCGGTAGTGCCACTACACTTAACAGCACTTTAAGAGTTGTCGAAGGAACGAATCTTGATGGTACATTATCTGTTGGTGCCGCTACTACAATTAATAGTACTTTGAGGGTTACTGCCGGAACAAATCTTAATAGCACATTAAATGTTGGTGGTGCTACGAGTATTTCTAGTACATTAAGAGTTGATGGGGCAACATCTCTCAATTCAACTCTTCAAGTTGGGATTGGTGGAACAGTTATTACCACAACAGGTATTGGATCTGTCGGTATTGGAACTAATGCTCCGATTAAAGATATTGATTTGGCAAAAAGCGTTTTGCTTAGAAAAGGACTTTATGATAGTAATCGTAATGTAGGATATGATACTAATTTTTATCAAACTCCAAGATCAGTATTAACTCAGGTTGGAGTTGGAACAACTGGTGAGATTATTGGTGGTAGATTTTTTGATGCTGCGAATATAATTCGTTTGAATCTTGATTTCATTGCAGCAGAAGCTATTGGATTTCTTACAAGTACGAGTTATAAGAGTCCTGCATTTGTTGTTCCTGGTGTTGGTGGAGTATCTACATGTAGAAATGATATTAAGAAAATTTTAAAGGCAATTACTCTTGATATTACTAAGGGAGGGAACTCACAATCTGTTGGTGCTGGTTTATCTTATTATAATGGACCTTCACTAATTCATATTACTGGTAATGATATAAATGGATATTCAATTAAAGATGCTACGATTGTTGCAATCACAACAGCGGCACAATTGGCAAGGTATGTAATTAATAATGTTACGCTACCAATATCCTATCAAAGTGGTGTAAGTAGTATTCGTCAAGTAAGAGATTTAACTTTACAAGATGATGCTGCTGTTGGTTTTAATACAAGTTTAAGTGGATGCTCAAATGTAGTGTCAGCAATTACTGTTTGTGCTGGCATTGTAACTACAATTATTGGTGGTGGTCCATCAGCATCACCAAATATTACTTATCCAGATGGTAAGGTAATTTGGGCACCGGCAGGAGCAGACTCTAGAAATTTAATTTGGGTTTCTAAGTATGGTAATGATGATAATGGTGGTAAAACAGAAGGTGATGCCAAACTCACAATTGCTGCTGCTTGTGCAATTGCTGAACCTGGAGATACTGTTATGATTCGCTCTGGAGTATATTATGAAAATAATCCAATTGGATTAAGAACAGATGTATCCGTAAGTGGGCAAGATTTAAGACTTGTTACTGTTGTTCCCAAGAACTTAGGTAAAGATGTTTTCCATGTAAGAAGAGGATGTCTAATTGAAAACATGAACTTTACTTGTGATACTGGGCAATCCAATCCTGGGGGAGGAGCATTAGCATTTCCACCAATAACATCAGATATAGTGTCCGGAAAATCTTATGGCGCTGTATCTGGATATCTTGCTCCCGGACCTGCAACAGAAGGTCCAAGTGGAAGGTGGAGATCACCATATGTAAGAAACTGTACTAATTTCATGCCATTAAGTATTGGTATGAAGATTGATGGAGACCATGCAGTTTCCTCCACAATTGGTGCAGACCTTAAGTGTATGGTTTGTGACTCATTTACACAATATAATGAGGCAGGTATTGGAGTTTCAATTACAAATAATGGATATGCACAGTTAGTTTCCATTTTTACAATCAACTGTGATAAGGCAATCTATGTCGATACTGGTGGACAGTGTGACCTTACAAACTCTAACTCATCATTTGGCAATTATGGTCTTTATGCAGTTGGTTTAGGTAGAACAGAATTTACTGCAAAAGTAAATACAACGACAACTGCAGAAGCAGGTACGATCATCTTCAAGAATGTTAGTGATGGTTCTCAAGTTAGGCGACCTTATGATGGTCAAGCATTATGGTTTAAAATTAATCTTTCAAATTATACAACTGGACAAACTGGAATTATTACTGCACCATTGCAAAGATTGCAAAGTATTGGAATAGGTACTACTGGTGTTTCTGGATATAGTCAGTCTGCTCCTCCAGATATTACAATTTATGATGCCAACACAAATAGTACAGACCCATTAGGACCAGAAGGAATTGTTGCAGAATTATCTCCAACAATTAGTGATGGTGGGGCAATTACTGCCGTTGATTTGGTTAATAGTGGGAGAAATTATCTTTCATCACAAAATATGAAAGTTAGAATTAATGGTGCTCCAACAAATGATTTGACTGCGATTATGGAGCCAATTTATTATACAGTTTCTGAAGCAACATCTCCGACTGTTTCTGGTATCACAACAGTAACATTAAATGAATTTGTTCCATATCTTGTTTATGCTGAAGATGATATTGAAATGAGAAGAATTAGTAGAATTCTTACAAGTGGTCATTCATTTGAATATATTGGTACTGGCACAGACATAAATACTTCAACTCCTTTGAAGGGTGCTGTGCCCATCAAAGAAAATGAAATTGTTGCTTTAGATGGAGCTCAGATACCATATACCAGTACTGACCAAAAAGGCAACTTTAATATTGGTGAAGGTATTCGAGTAGATCAAACAACTGCAACAATTCGTGGAAGAGATTTTAGTAAAGCAATACAGGCAGAAGTTACACCTTTAATTCTTGCGTTGAGATAAGATGGCAGTCGCACCAGTCAATAAATTTATAACTCTTGCAGTTCCAGTTGCACCAGGAGAGCAAACAGTCTACTCCACACCAACTGGAGTTTCTGCAATTATTCTTTATGCACAAGTAGCAAATGTTTCTACTGGAACAACTTATCCAACAGTTACTTTTACTCATCGAAGAAAATCAAATAGAACAGGAAATATTAGAAATATTAGAGTTATAAAAGGAACAGAAGTTCCTCCGAATGATAATTTGATTATTATTGATGGTAGACTAGTCTTAGAAAGAACTGCACTTATTTCCGATTCGATTGTAATTGAAGGAACTCAATCGGGAATTGTTACAGTTACAAATTGTTTATATAATAATAATACTGGAGTGACCACAGTTACGACATTAACTCCTCACAATTTCTCCTCTGGTAGTGAAATTACCATGAGTGGATTGGCGTTCACTTGTTCACCTGGAGCGAGTGGAATTACAACAACAATTTATCCATCCCCACAATCATCCTTCACAGTAACTTCAATTACTGGAAGTGTGGGGACATCACTTACATTTACTACAAATACTGGAGCAATTGCTGGAATTGCTCATACTTATGTAAGTGGTGGTAAGGTTGGACCGCTTCAAATGGAATTTATTTGCAGTATTCTGGAAAATAGCACAGTATAATAATGGCAAAATACGGTAGTGGTAGTAAAAAGGTAACTCCTAATGTTGGTCTACGCACCAGTAGATATCAATATTTGACACTTGAGGATGCTGAACCTAATTTGGGATTTACTAGTGAGAAAGTATTGCCAATTAAAGATAATTATTATCAATTAGTATCTTTTGATGGGGGAACAGTATATGATAGATATTGGCAAGTAGCTCCTGCAGGAATTATTACTGGTATTTCCGTATTTGATGAAGGTGGTATTGTAGGTACAGGAAATAGTATTAACAAACTTGATTTTCGTGGAAATATTATTACTGCTACTGCAAATGATTTTGGAACAATTTCAACAATTACGGTTGCACCACCAGGAAGTGATACGCAACTTATCTATAATTCTGGTGGAAATTTTGCAGCATCAGCAAATCTAAGATTCTCTTCAAATATACTTTCTGTTACTGGACTTGGAAGTTTTTCTCAGGGTTCTTATAATCAAAATGTAAGAATTGGTGTTGCAAGTAATAATGTAATTGATACAACAAGTGGTAATTTAGTTCTTGATGCAAATAGTGGTATTACTTCAATTAAGAGCGTTCTACTGGCAGGAATCACAACATTTAGTGGATCTAATTCATCAAATTTAGTTACACTTTCTCAGACTGGAACTGGTAATGCTTTATTTGCAAATGGAACTGTAATTAGTGGTCTGGGATCGATTGGAGTTGGGACAACAGTTCCAACACAAGAACTTGATGTAAATGGAGATGTCCGTATAAGAGGAACAATTTATGATTATAACAACCAACCAGGAAATAATAGCGATATTCTCATAAAGAATAGTGTTGGTGGGTTGGAGTGGGTAAATCAATCCACAGTTGAAACTGGTGCTGGTGGTACATATACAAATATTCAGTATCACACCTATGCTGGAAAACTGGGCGGTGCTCCCAATTTTGTATATGAATCTAATACTAGTAGGGTCGGTATAGGAACTACAATTCCAACAAGTACACTTACAATCTTTGGTTCTTTTGCAACAGGTTTAACTGCAAATACACTTTCTGTCACAAACGATTCTGATGGAATTGTAAGGCTAGGTGCTGCTATTATTAGTACTCCAACAGGAACTGGAAGACTTAATATTCAAGATAGACAGGGAACTTATTTATCCCTATACGTTTCAACTGGATTAGTAGGAAGATTGAATGCTGTTGGATCTGCTGGATCGGATCTTGCATTAGAAGTTGGTGGAACTGAAAGATTGAGAATACTTGGAGCAAGTGGCAATATTGGTATAGCAACTACAAGTCCAGCAGCAAAACTTCATGTTGTTGGTGATGCACAAGTCGATGGTAATATAAGAGTTGGTATTTCTACTACATCAAACTATATTGCTTTTAGGGGAACTTATGGTGATGATTCATCACTTTATACACATACCTTTATTGGTGAAAGAATATATGATTATAGTGGAGGTGGTGAAAGATCGGAACTTTTATTATTTAAAGGAAATGATTATGCTGATGGTTCTTCTGGTCCAGACAGAATTCGTTTAGCAGCAGGAGAATTTAGATTTGATACTATTAATACTTATATTGCTGGTACTTTTGAGCAAGTAGCAACAAGTGCAAATATCACCAATAAGATGATTCTTACTGGTGATGGAAATCTTGGTATAGGAACCACAGTCCCAATATCAAAACTTGATGTTAATGGTAATGTTAGAGTCGTTGGAGTTCTTACTGCAACAAGGGGAGCAAGATTTAATAATATAGATGTTGGAATTTCGGATGCTAATACAATCAGCACTCCTACTGGAAATTTAACTCTCGATTCTTTTGCAGGAACAACAGTTATTAAGGATATTCTTTCTGTAGATGATACATCAGCAACAACAAGTACAACTGATGGGGCACTTGTTGTTAAAGGTGGCGTCGGTATTGCAGGAAGTCTTAATATTGGTGGGCATATTGCAGTTGGCAGTACTTTTGGAGTTACTGGAACTTCATTTTTAAAGCAATCAATTATATCTGGTATTGCATCCTTTACAAATACAACCGAATCAACAAATAAAGATACTGGATCAGTTATTGTTGAAGGTGGAGTTGGAATTGAAAAGAATTTAAATGTTGGTGGCGCATCATCGATTAGTGGTATTACAACATTCGGATCTAATGTCCTTCCTTTCAATAATTCAACTCAAAATATTGGTAGTGAATCTCAAAAATGGAGTAATGTTTGGGCAACTACATTTAATGGAAAATTCCTAGGAAATGCAGACACCGCTGGTTATGCAACCACGGCAGGTATGTCAACCAATCTTATTGGAACTGTAGTTGGTTCAATTCCTTATCAATCTGGAAATAATCAGACTTCATTTACTCAAGTTGGAACTGCCAAATCTTTACTACAATCAAATGGTACAAGTGCTCCTACATGGATTAATCCTGGTACTTTGAATGTTGCATACGCATCTAGTGCAGGCATATCAACTAATCTTGCAGGCGGTAGTCCTGGAGTTGTTCCTTATCAAAATAATACGGGAATAACCTCATTTACTCAAGTTGGAACTGCTAATTCATTATTACAATCTAATGGTACAAATGCTCCTACATGGATAGATCCAGGAACATTAAAAGTTGCATATGCATCATCCGCAGGTATTTCAACAAATCTTGCGGGTATTGGTATTACTGGAGCAATTCCTTATCAATCTGGAAATAATCAAACTTCATTCACTCAAGTTGGAACTGCTGGGTCATTATTGCAATCTAATGGTTTGAATGCACCTACGTGGGTAGAACCATCTGGATTGTCGGTCAAATTTGCTGGTTATGCAACTACCGCAGGTATAGCAACCAATCTTAAAGGTATTTCTGGAAATATTGGTCAAGTACCTTGGCAATCTGGAATTAGTACTACTACATTTACTACTGGTGGATCTACCGGACAATTGTTACAATGGGGTGGTGCTACTGGACCTACTTGGGTTAGTCCATTAGGATTATTTGTTCAAAATGCTGGATATGCGACTACAGCAGGTATTGCTACTTACGCTACTAATGCTGGTGTAGCAACTTATGCAACGAGAGCTGGTTTATCAACTAATCTTGTAAGTATTGCTGCTACTGGTCAAGTACCTTATCAATCCGCAGACAATACAACTTTATTCACTACTGGTGGAATAGGTGGTAATTTATTGCAGTATAATGGTCTAGGTGGTCCTATTTGGACTTCACCACAAGGTCTAACAATTGGATATGCTCTTACAGCAGGCATATCAACGTATGCAACTAAAGCAGGTATTGCTACTTATGCTGATAATGCTGGCATAGCAACCAATCTTAAAGGTATTTCTGGAAATATTGGTCAAGTACCTTGGCAATCTGGAATTAGTACTACTTCATTTACTACTAGTGGTATTAGTGGATCTAGTTTATTGCAATATGGTGGAATCACGGGCCCCACATGGGTCGCACCAACAAATCTTACGGTCCAAAATGCTGGATATGCCGATAATGCTGGTATAGCAACTCATCTTAAATTAGGTGCTCAGGGAAGTATTCCTTATCAAACTTCTAGTAGTCAAACTACATTTTTAGCAGCTACTGGATCAAGTGGTTTTGTATTAACATATGATACAACATCTAACGCACCTAAATGGGTCGATCCACTAAATTTTAAGGTTAAATCTGCTGACTATGCCGATAATGCTGGTATAGCAACTAATCTTAAATTAGGTGCTCAGGGAAGTATTCCTTATCAAACTTCTAGTAGTCAAACTACATTTTTAGCAGCTACTGGATCAAGTGGTTTTGTATTAACATATAATACAAGTCTTAGTCGACCTGAATGGATTAATCCACTAAATTTTAAGGTTAAATCTGCTGACTATGCCGATAATGCTGGTATATCAACTAACATTAAAGGTGGTTCTGGCGGGTCTATTCCATATCAAACTTCTAGTAGTCAAACTACATTTTTAGCAGCTACTGGATCAAGTGGTTTTGTATTAACATATGATACAAGTCTTGGTCAACCTAAATGGGTCGATCCACTAAATTTTAAGGTTAAATCTACTGACTATGCCGATAATGCTGGTATATCAACTAACATTAAAGGT